CAAGATAGGCAAGGCTGCTGTATTCTCCGGGCGCTGGGGCGTGGAGACGTTCGAGCCGTCGAGCGGCTGGGACGGCCCGTACTACGGCGTTGATTTTGGTTTCTCGCAAGACCCGACGGCTGGCGTGAAGTGTTGGATTTACGACAAAAAACTGTTTGTCGAGTACGAGAGCGGCGAACAGGGCCTAGAGCTTGACCACACGGCGCCGCGCTTGATCAAGGATCTGCCCGGTATCGCCGAGCACACGGCGCGCGCCGACAATTCGCGCCCCGAGTCCATTAGCTACCTACGCCGCCACGGGCTGCCGCGCATGATGCCTTGCGAGAAAGGTCAAGGCTCGGTCGAGGATGGCGTCGCGTTCATCAAACAGTTTGAGCGCGTCGTGATCCATACCCGCTGCCGCAATGTTCAAACCGAGTTCAGGCTCTACTCGTACAAGGCGGATCGGCAGACCGGCGATATACTGCCGGTTATCGTGGATGCCAACAATCACTGGATTGACGCCATCCGATACGCTTTAGAGCCGGCCATGAAACAGCGCCGCGGGTTCTTTGATTTGTAAGGGGTTCGACATGATCGCTCGTTTTTTCAGATGGCTACTTGCAGCACCGCCCGCGGCTGTTGAACAGACGGCCGCCGAGGCCAAGCCCGGGCGCGAGTCGTTTCTATCGACCGAGATCGGTATTGATGAGCGGCTGACGGCGGCCGAGCGGCTGGCTGTGCTCAACGCCAAGGCATTCCCCAAAACTGTGGGCGATACTGCCGTCTACCTCCCGGTGCTCGCAGGTGACGGCAAGCTGCACACATTCGCCGAGGACTCGGACAACTTCGAGAACAGCGTTAAAGCGGTATTCACCATGAATCAGGTCGGTATCCCCGAGGTACAAGCGAACTGGTACGGATCGCAAGGCTTCATCGGCTACCAGCTTTGCGCGCTCATGGCGCAACATTGGCTGATAAACAAAGCCTGCCTGATCCCGGCGCGCGATGCGATCCGCAAGGGCTACAAGTTCACGGTTAACGACGGCAGCGACGTGGGGCCCGAAGTGCTCGACGCTATCAACCGGGCGAACAAGCGTTACCGCCTTAACCGCTCGCTCGTCGAATATGTCAAGATGGGCCGCGTGTTCGGCATCCGAATTGCGCTATTCCTGATCGACTCGACCGACCCCGACTTTTACGTTAAGCCGTTCAACGCTGACGCGATCACCGCCGGCAGCTACCGCGGCATTTCGCAGATCGACCCTTACTGGTGCGTCCCTGAGCTGACCAGCGTCAGCGCCAGCAACCCGGCGTCGATTGACTTTTACGAGCCTACGTACTGGATCATCAATAACAAGCGGTATCACAAATCGCACCTCGTCATCATGCGCGGTCCCGAGGTCGGCGACATTCTCAAGCCGTCCTATCTCTACGGCGGCCTGAGCGTGCCCCAGATGATCTATGAGCGTGTGTATGCCGCCGAGCGCACCGCCAATGAGGCGCCGCAACTTGCGCTGACTAAACGGGCCATGGTTTTCTACACCGACGCAGCGAAGGCTCTCGGCAATCAAGGGCTCTTTGAGCAACGCCTTGCGACGTGGGCGGCGTATCGGGATAACTTCGGCGTCAAGGTCGCCGACAAGGAAGCCGACCAGATCGAACAGCACGACACGAGCCTGAGCGAACTCGACGCCGTGATCATGACGCAGTATCAGATCGTCGCTGCTGCGGCCAACGTGCCGGCGACCAAGCTGCTGGGCACCACGCCCAAGGGTTTCAACAGCACGGGCGAATTTGAGTCGGACAGCTACCACGAGGAACTGGAGAGCATTCAGGTTAACGACATGGAGCCGCTGATTGACCGCCACATGGTCTGCCTGATCCGCTCCGACATTGCCCCGCGTTTCGGGATTGCACCCTTTGCCGTCGAGTGCGCTTTCGAGCCTTTGGACTCGCTGTCCAGTGAAGCTGCGGCCACTGTGAACAAGCTCAAAGCCGAGACTGATCAGCTATACGTCCAAATGGGCGCACTCGACGGCTCCGAGGTTCGCGCACGGATCAGCGCCGACGAAGCGAGCGGCCATAACGGATTGCCAACTCTGGAAGACCTCGACAATGCCAGCGAAGAAACTCAAGTTAACGGCCAAGCGTGAAGCGTGGGCGGCAAAGCAAAGCGATGCCCCCACATTCAAAGGCGAAGCGCTCCAGCATAACGCCGCCGTGTCGGTGCGCTACGTGCAAGCGCTCTCAGCCCTGACGGCGCAAATGACTGCGCAGACCAAGCGGGAGATTTTGGCACTGTTCAAGACCGACGCTGCGGCCTCGCACTTCGGGCAGGACGCGACTATCGCCAGCCAATCGCGCATTCTGCTGGCCGACCTTGGCGCGCGGTTCAATGCGCTATTTGCTAAGAAAGCGAAGCCGCTCGCCGACACTATGGTGCGCGACGCAGACAAGAGCGGCACGACGGCGCTGCACTCCAGCCTGCGCAAGCTCTCGGGCGGCATGAGCCTCAAGACCTCGGTCGTCAACTCCAACTTGCAGAACATCTACAAAGCGAGCGTCGCCGAGAATGTAAGCCTGATCAAGTCCATAGCCTCGGAGTATCTGCAAAAGGTCGAAGGCGCCGTCATGCGCTCGATCACCACCGGCAACGGCTTACAAGATCTCGTGCCGGCGCTCGAACAGTTCGAGGGGCAGACCCACCGCCGCGCAAAGAACATCGCTCTCGACCAGACCCGCAAGGTCATGTCGAGCATCAACCGCGGGCGCATGGAGGCGCTAGGCGTCAATAAATTCATGTGGCACCACTCGGGCGGCGGCGCGCACCCGCGTCAGGATCACGTCGATATGGACGGCCAGATATACAGCTTTGATAAACTCCCGGTCATAGATCCGCGCACTGGCGAGCGTGGTATCCCCGGGCAGGCGCCCAATTGTTTCCCGGGCGATACGCTAGTCGATTTGCAAAACGGATGCAACCACGTCTGGCGCTACCTTTACGAAGGTGACATTTTTGCGCTTGAAATTGACGGTGTTACTGTTCGCTCTACACCGAACCACCCATTTCTTACCTTGCGGGGATGGGTCGCAGCTAAAGATTTGGAGCTGAGCGATCACCTCATTCAAGCAAAGGTGAAGCGAGTTCTCGGAGTCGAAAACGACATAGCAAATACCAAAGCCACGATTGAACAGGTATTTTTCGCGCAGGGGGCGGTCTTGCGCGAGTCCCTTAGTGCTGCGCAATTTGACTTCCACGGCGACCGACCCGATAGCCCCGTCGAGCACGTAGTGCCCGACAATCTTTTGGCGCTCATGGCTAATGTTTGCGGAGGAAAGAGCCCCGAAAAGCAAATCTTCTCCGGGGCCAATGCTGACGGAATCGAGGGTATGCAGCGCGTTTCTCCGGCGCTCTCTGGCTGTAGCCGTAAGGGCTTGCAGGACAATGTCGGAGCTGTTAGCGAATCGCAGGCTGTTGGCCTCACTTCTACCCCGAAGAGCGCGGCCGTTCTCTCTCAAAATGCGCACAATGACCTGACGGCTCACCCCGAATTTTCTGGCGATAGCTTGCACGCTGCGACCGGCGTCAAACTCCAAAAGGACAGTTTGGGCGGGGATATCTTCGCGCCTGCGACCGAGCTTGATCTTGAGCTTAGGGATTTGCAAGCCTTGAGCGCGGAGGCATTGGCTGAGATTGTCAGGATTGACCAAGAAAAGCGCGGCGACTTCCCGAACGGGGAAACCTTGGGATATCATCTCGTAAGCGTCGGCAAGAAGAGCCGGAGTCATTTTGTAGGACATGTTTACACCTTGGAAAGTAACAATGGCTGGTTTCAATGTACATTGGCAGACATTGTAACTAAAAATTGTCGGTGTACCATGTCGCCAGTTTTTCAGTTTGACAAGGAATAAGCCATGCCACTAGCCAAAGGCTCCAGCCCCGAAACGGTTTCGGCCAATATCGCTGAACTCGTGCGCTCTGGGCACCCGGTCGAACAGGCCGCGGCGATTGCGTACAAGGTCGCCCGGGACGAAGACACTGCGGCCGGCATCGTGTACCGTGCTGGCAATTCCGTGTTGCTCGTCAACCGTGCGCCCGACTCTGGCGACTATCCGCTGCATTGGGCATTCCCGGGCGGCCACATTGAGCCCGGGGAGACGCCTGAACAGGCGGCCATTCGTGAGAGCCAAGAGGAAATCGGCTACACGCCCACCGAGCCGCTGCGGGTGTTGGACTGGGACAACGGATTTACCACCTACGCCCTCGACGTGCCCGAGCCGTTCGCGCCCGTCCTGAACGGCGAGCACGTCGGGTATATGTGGGCGCCTATCAACGCCCTACCCAGCCCCATGCACCCGGGCGCGGCCACCACGCTAACCCTGATGCCCTCGGGCATGATCGGTATGGACGGCGCTCGCACCTATGACGGAAACGGGTGGTTTGAGGTCAAGGCGAACCCGATCAGCAAAGCGGGGGTTTTCCCCTATTCCGGGCGTCAGCTTGGCCTGACCGGACCCGACGCCGACCGCATTTTCCAAGTGCTCCGGCCGCCCGAGGAATTGGCAGATCCCGAGTGCGTCGAATCCTTTAAGCTGATCCCGTGGATTGACGACCACACAATGCTCGGCCCGGTGGCTCAAGAGCTGACCGCATCGGCGGTGCCCGCAGAGCAAAAAGGGGTGCAAGGCGTGATCGGCGAGGATGTGTTTTTTCAAGACGGCACACTTTTTGCAAACATCAAGGCATTTTCGTCTACACTGGCGGCATTAATTCAGGCGGGCAAGCGTGAGCTTTCTGCCGGATATCGTTGCATCTACGACATGACGGCGGGCGTTTGGAACGGCCTTCGTTACGACGCGGTGCAGCGCCAAATCAGGGGCAACCACCTTGCCCTTGTAACCGAGGGGCGCATGGGGCCAGATGTGGCCGTAATGGATCGCTTCACTTTTAGTTTTGACGCAAAGGAAATCAAAATGGCAAACGAAGACCAAAGCGGCGGCACTGGAGCGGGCGAAATGACCCTCGCCCAAGTGGTCGCTACGCTTTCCGAACTCGCCCCGCAAGTGGCGAAGCTGACCGAGGCTTTCGGCAAAATGGGCGCAGCCGCTGAAACTGCCGAAGTGGCAGCCGCAGGCGGTACTGATCCCGAAGCTGTCGAAGACAAGGGCACTCCCCCCGCTCCCGCTGCTGGCGGCGAAGGTGGCGAAGGCACTCCCGCAGGCTCCGCGATGGACGAGGCGACTTTCGTCAAGCGCATCGCTCAACGTGACCACTTGGCAAAGCAAATTTCCGCGCACGTCGGCACCTTCGATCACGCCGAGATGACGCTCGACGCCGTGGTGAAATACGGTTGCGACAAGCTGGGCATCAAGGCTGACAAGGGCCACGAAGCCGCGGCACTGTCCGGCTATCTGCAGGCCAAGCCCGCAGCAACCCCCGCCGCCACGGTGTCCGGTATGGACGCTGCCCCCGCAAAGGCTGGCAACTTCGTTGCCCGTCACCTGAACAAAGGAGAATAAGCCATGAGCTTTCAATCTACCGTTTACCTCGACCAAGGTTTCGGCGTCGTGGGCGAGATCGCCTTCGAAGGCCCCAAGCGTGCAACCCCCGGCGTTATCAAGGGCGCCACGCCTGCGAATAACGTCGTAGGCCGCGCCTTCACTATCGACGTGTCCGACGGTGCGTACAGCCCGGGCGGCACTGGCGTCTTCGGCGGTATCTTGTCGAACCCTAAGGCCTTATCTAGCGTTGGAACCTCTGCCGGCGGCCCCTTGGCCCCGACTCTGACCGTGCCGAATGGTACCGTTGGTGAGTTCCTGACCATGGGCGAGATCATCGTCGCACTGCCCGCTGGCGCGAACATCGGCGACGCGATCTACTTCGTCAACGCTGACGGCACGCTCGCCGCTGGCACCGCTTCGACTGGGCAAACCCAGATCGCTAACGCGAAGGTCGTTCGCTTCTCGAACGCCGCCGCAGGTCTTGCCGTTGTCTCTCTGACCGGCGCTTAATCCAAGGAGAAACAGAAATGGCAAAAGCCTCCCAAGTTCATAGCCACATCTTCGGGCGCGATGTTCGCCCCGTTGAAATGCTGGCCGCAGATTGCGTCGATTACGGCGCGCTGTCTCAGATCGGCATCAACTTGCCCCCTAGCTTTGTGCGCGACCAGATCCGCGCCATGGGCTTGGATGGCATGGCGATGGACGACAATCAAGGCCTCGTTACCACTGCGAGCATTTCCAACCCCGTCCAGTTCCTGCAATCGTGGCTCCCCGGCTTCGTGCGCGTGCTGACTGCGGCCCGCCGTATCGACGAAATCGTCGGCGTGACCACTGCCGGCAAATGGGACGACGAGGAAGTGATCCAAGGCGTGTTGGAGCCCTTGGGCGAAGCGTCCCCCTATGGTGACTACACCAATGTCCCCTTGGGCTCTTGGAACCTGAATTTCGAGCGCCGCACCGTCGTGCGTTGGGAAAAAGGTATCAAGGTCGGTTTGCTGGAAGACGCTCGCAGCGCCCGTGTTCGCGTGAATAACGCGGCCGAAAAGCGCAGCGCCGCAGCTCTGGCTCTGGATATCATGCGCAACCGCGTTGGCTTCTATGGCTACAACGGTGGCGCGAACCGCACCTACGGTTTCCTGAACGATCCCAACCTGCCCGCCTATTCCAACTTCGCGGCCACTGGCACGGGTTCCACGACCACTTGGAGCACTAAGACATTCCTCAATATCACCGCTGATATCCGCGGAATGTTCGCAGCGCTGCAGAACCAATCGCAGGACCAGATCGACCCCGAGCGCACCCCGACCACTTTGGCCGTGGCTACCGCCGTGTTCCAGTACCTGAGCGTTACCAGCGACTTCGGTATCTCGGTGCGGGATTGGCTGAACAAGACCTACCCCAAGTGCCGCGTTATCTCTGCGCCCGAACTGAACGCAGCCAACGGTGGTGCGAATGTGGCCTACTTGTTTGCCGACGCCGTGGAAGACGGCGGCAGCGACGGTGGCGCTACCTTCGTGCAGATCGTGCCGGCCAAGTTCCAAGCCTTGGGCACCGAGAAACAGGCTAAAGGCTACGTCGAGGACTTCTCGAACGCCACGGCCGGTATCATGGTCAA